AAGTCAGTATCAATTAGTGCCTGTGGAGTCGAAACTCTCAATTTCGTCACAGGATCCATTACTACTTCAGATGGATATATCCTCTCATCATAATCATCAACAATAACCTGAAGTTTATCAGTACTGCTCATCGCAGCAGTATTATAGTTCAAAACTACAGTTGTGGTATCAGCAACTCCGTCAATTGTGTATGTAGTTGCCCTTAAATTATTATCGGAAAAATTATAAATTACTTGGTTAGTAGTAACATTAGTAATTAATATTAATCTCTCTCTTGGAATGACTCGCGGAATAACGATAGTCTTTGATGCGGGCGTAAATGTATATCCAGTTTCAAGTAGTACCTTTCTTGCCATTATTAGTTTATAACTTTTTTATATTTATAGTCTTAAATTAAAATCAAAGACGATATACAAAAATTTTATATATCTGCAGTATTTCTAAATCTGTCAACTGTCGGTTATAAATTAAAAATTGTGATACATTTCCATTCAAATACTCTGGCGACACATCTGCAAGAGATGCACCAAAAGATACGTCAGATCCTGATACTGTATTAATTGCGGTCGCTCCAGAAGTTACTGTTCTATCAGTTATCAAATTACCATTAATATAAAGTTTAATATCATTTGCAGTTCCACTTGCAGGTGCTGATGCTGCAATCATATACCATTTGCCATTCGTAACATTAGGAGCACTTGTGTTGACAAGAACACTTGCAGCACCAATTTCTACTCTTGGTCTAAATGTTGTTGCATCTGTTGAAATATTCCATTTACCACCAGTAGCAGTAGTACCCCAACCAAAAAGTCTATATGCAACATTTGGAACACTTGCTTTGAACCAAATGATTGTTGTTCTTGCTGTAGTTCCAGTGATTCCTTTATATGAAGTAACGGTCATATAGTCATCAGTTCCATCATATACAATAGCGCCACCCCTAATTAAAGATGTATAAGTGGGTCCATTTGCAGAACTTGCAGTTCTTCCATTTCCACTTAAATCATTTAGAGTAAAAGCCTCGATTGGTGTAGCATCAGCAACATTAGTTGAAGGATAAGAACGACCAGAACCCCAGATAATTCTTACAGCACCACCAGCACCACTACCTGGGGTATCTCCTCCTGCAGCACCAGCACCACCTCCACCATATGCTCCACCAGCACCATTACTTACACCAGAGTTGCTACCAGCAGTTCCACTAGATCCAGCGCCACCACCAACGCCAGCTGTACCAGCAGCACCATTACCACCAGCACCTAGTATTCCTACACCACCACCTCCAGCATTTTGTCCACCTCCACCACCTCCACCACCAGCACCAGCAGTTGCAGCGGGTGTTGTATCCCCATCCTGACCTGTTCCACCAGTCCCAGAATAACCACCAGCACCACCACCTCCAGAACCTTGAGTATTCGTCCCTGTAGTTGCTCCACCAGCACCACCAGCACCACCAGTACCAACAACAACTGTTCCACCAGCACCACCAGCATTTCCATCGTCAGGGCTTTGACCACGACCACCACCATTTGCAGCAACTAAATTTGTTCCACTTCTATTAATATTAGACTGCCCACCTGCAGTATCAGAACCTCCGCCAGCACCAACTACAACTGTTAATGACTCTCCTGGAGTAACTGCAATAGATGTTTGATATGCAAGTCCTCCACCGCCACCACCAGAACCTGCTTCATCTGGGTTGGTATCATTACCACCACCGCCACCACCACCAACAACAACGGCAGAAATAGAAGTAGTTCCAAGAGGAACGGTAAATGTATAAGTTCCTGGAGTGGTAAAAACGGACTGACCAACTCCAGCAGTTTGAGTAAAACTAGTAGAAACACCAGCATCAATATAAAGTTGCAACCCAGTTGTTGAAATGCCAGTTACAATAGGAGTTACTTCGTCAATATCATTATAAATGACAACAGATTTATCAGTATTCTGCCTCATATATCTCCCTCCACTGGAACCAAATAAAGTTCCTCCAAAATCATCATAAGCAGGGTCATATGCAGGAAAAACATTCGCTGTTAATGTTGTTGCTATTCCAACATTTTCAGAAAATTCCGATGCATAATAAGTTCCAAGACCAGTAACTGATAGGTTGTTTGCTGTTGTCTCATCAAACTCATATGCTACTATAGATGCATATTGGTCTAATCTTGCTACTACACTCATATCAAGCAGTATAGATAAAATCTAAAGAATTGGTTGTTTCATTATAATCTATTGTAAACTTTTCAGTTCCAGAATCTGTTGCTCCTATTTCAATTGAACCATCAGTAAACAAAGTTCCAGTATTTGGATTATACGTCAATTTTGAAGAAGAAACTCTAAGTTCTGTTGCTGTACCGCTTGTAACTGTAGTAAAACTAATATATCTGGTCGCGTTTGTTGTTTCATCTGTAATCGTAACTGCAGAACCAGCTCCAGGAGCACCTTGAACACCTTGAGCTCCAAGTCCTCCCTGAGGTCCTTGTGTGCCTTGTACACCTTGTGCTCCAACAAGACCTTGAGGACCTTGTACACCTTGAACACCTTGTGCTCCAAAAGCACCCTGTGGTCCTTGAGCACCTTGGATACCTTGAGCTCCAACAACACCTTGTGGACCTTGAGCACCTTGAACACCTTGTGCTCCAAAAGCACCTTGAGGTCCTTGTGCACCTTGAACACCCTGTGCACCTACAACACCTTGAGCACCTTGAGCACCTACAACGCCTTGTGGTCCTTGTGCACCTTGAACACCTTGAGCGCCTATATTTCCCGTTCTTGAGAATTGGACCGATAATAGTGCACTATTAGTAGGAAGACTTCCTGAAACATATGCAACAGGAATTGTATACCAACCAGTATTATTAGTTACTGCTCCAGTAACAGTAAAAACATTAACAGTTGTTCCTGAAGAGGATGCTGATTGTAATACTAAAGTTCCTCTTGTTGCAGTGGTGGTAGAATCATCCCAAGTGTCATACCAAGCAGTTTGAGTATTGCCTAATTGGTCTAATGAATCAATATAAATTGCCGTTACAGAACCTATCGTTGCATTATTATATTGGACTATTCCATTTCCAGGATCTGTTGCAGTTACGGTTGTACTAAAGGTATAAGGAACCCCACCACGATTACCTACAACACCCTGTGGTCCTTGGGCACCCTGAATACCTTGGGCACCTACAACGCCTTGAGGCCCTTGAGCACCTTGAACCCCTTGGAAACCTTGGCGTCCTTGAGGTCCTTGTGCACCTTGAACACCTTGAGCACCTACAACACCTTGAGCACCCTGTGCTCCAACGACACCTTGAGGTCCTTGGGCACCTTGAACCCCCTGAGCACCCTGTGCTCCAACGACACCTTGAGGTCCTTGGGCACCTTGAACCCCCTGAGAACCAACAATACCTTGAGCTCCTGCGAGACCTTGAGGTCCTTGTGCACCTTGAACACCCTGGAAACCTTGAGGTCCTTGAGCACCTTGAACGCCTTGGAAACCTTGGCGTCCTTGAGGTCCTTGTGCACCTTGAATGCCTTGAGCACCCTGATAAGTTGTTCCTAAAAATGCAGAAAGATTAGTGGGCATTTAAGTGCAGAATATAAATCTTTATTCTTTATAATTGTATTTATGCACTACGAATATATTTTTATTTTTTACAATATGGTATTTAAAATTAACTTTCATATTGCCTTATAAAATATAAATATCTTTTGAACCAAAAAATAATAACATATAAGATGAAACCTAGTGATTTCTTAAAAAAAGGATGGTATTATCTTCCAGAAATTATAACAAAAGAAGAAGCAATAGAAATAAAATACCAAAATCTTAATGGCGCTATGAGTGATCTTGGTAACCTAAAGGGGTATTGGGATCCAGAGAGGGGAAGAGTTTTGACTTGCTATGCTCCACCTTCCTGTACTTACATTATGAAAAGAATACAACCGGTCCTTGAAGACTTAGTAAAAGAAGAACTCTTACCAACTTATTGGTTTTCTACAACTTATCATAATAAAGGTTGGATGAACTGCCACACAGATAGACCATCGTGTGAAATATCAGTTACTATGAATATTTGTGGAGATGCTGAGTGGCCAATTAAAATTAAAGATCTTACTGGTAAAAAGATATCAGCAGTTACTCCTCCAGGGCACGGAGTTGCATACCTTGGTACTCAAGTTGAGCACTGGAGAACACCACTCAAAACACATAAAAATGACAGGTTTATGCAACTGTTTTTGCACTTTGTAAGAAAAAACGGTCAATATGCAGACTATGCATTTGACCGTAATGATAAGTGCTATCAGTTATTAAATATGCTATAATATTATTCAGCAGGTCTGGGGGAACGTTCTAGGGGTGGTAGTGGATCGTTAACCATATTGATACTTCTAAGATCCGAAACATAATCTGCATAAATTTGCTGATCAATTACAACACCTTCACTATTTTGGGGAACTGGAGGTAAAGATAAAGGAAATGTTGCCGCTGCTGGAAGATCCCTTAAAGACTGTCTCCAATCTTTAAAGTCTGCAGATAGATATTCTCCAGTCTCTTTTGCTTTTATAACCGCCCAGTCACTCTTTTCTAAAAGCAAATCTCTATATTTACGAACAAAACTCCAGCGTTTTACTTCCTGTCTCGCATCATAGGCAGCAATCTCAACATCCCATTCTGCTTGTGTGACAACTTTAAGACCTTCTACTTCGTTAATAGTAGTTGTGTCCGGACAAGTAGAAAGAAAGAATACAATATTATTCTCATCAAATAGAGAATGAACCACTTCAAGACCTTCGATATTTGGTGCAACAGTTCCAAACATCGGTCTTGAAAATTGTTCTAGTGTCGTCGCAAAAACATTAGGATTATCTCTATCTACCAAATAATGTTTTAAAAGTTGTGTCATTTTAGCCCAAAATACTTTTTTGTATTTATGGAACCTTAATACCATATTTCTGTTCTATTTCTCTGTCTTGTTCTTCTTTTGTTTTAAAACCTTGAACTCTCATCCAAGTTACAAGAGTATAACGATGCCCTGAAATAACTGGTTCTACGCAGTGCTTAAAGTATCTTGAAGATGGAAAGCAAACAAGAAGACCTGGTTCTGGTTTAATTTTAATTCTTAAGTCTGGGAATGAAAAGTAACCACCTTCAAAGTCATCATTTAAAAAGAGAACAGTAGAAAGGTCTCTATCTACACTTTTTTTCCACATTTGAGTTCCATCAGGATTTGTCCAAAGTGCTTCTGCATCATAGTGAGGTTTATAGTGACCTCCTTTTTCATAGTAGAGAAGTTGTGGTACTTCACTATCTCTTATCTTAAATCCATAAAAAGGATTAATAACGTGATCTATAATATTCTTCATCAAATCGTGGACTTGAGGAAGAATGGGAGATATATCTGCGCACTTTACATCTCTTGAAGATTTATCTACTTTGTGAGATGATTCTTTTGTTTCATTAGTTTTGTCTGGATCAAAAACCCCCATCTGTTCTTGATCCGCAGTTTTTGCATAGTCTATAAGATATTTACAGTTTTCTTTTGTAACAACTTTAGGTTGAATTAAAATATTAGATAGCAAATCATTCATATTGATAATGATCTAGTTAATGATATTTAGTTTGAGTTTGAGAGTGCTCCTAAAGATTGTTTTGCTGAAGTAAGTTTTTGTGATGGTACTGATACTGTTTCTGTAGTAAAATCTAAACGATCTATAGTAGAAGATAGTCCAGAACCACCAGCAAAATATCCATAGAAAGTTGCTGAGGTTGCTGATATGCCAGATCTCGCTGCAGATAACTTAGGTGTTGGAGTTGTTCTTGTTTCTGTTGAAAAATCTAAACGATCTATGATAGAAGAAACACCAGATCCTCCACCAAAATAACCATAAGAATTATTTTGCACTGCTGCTAAACCATTTCTTGCTTGAGACAACTGATAAGTTCCGGGAGTTGCTCTAGTTTCTGTAGTGAAATCTAAACGATCTATAGTACATACAGAAATTCCACCAAGACCAGCAGGAAGAGATCCTCCTCCAAGATATCCATAAAAACTATTTGAAACTGCTGTTAAATTATTTCTTGCTTGAGACAACTGATAAGTTCCTGGAGTTGCTCTAGTTTCTGTAGTGAAATCTAAACGATCTATTGCACAAGTTTGTCCAACAAGAGGAGTAAGTCCACCTG